ACATCAATATCTGGCTGCGCAAGAACAATGAAGGTGACGCTGGCAACGTGCCGGCTAGCGACAGCAAGTTCAGCATCATTGCAAGGCATGACAGCGTTGATGGCCACGTCATTGGTTGCGTGAACTATGTTCTAAAACTTGCAGCTAATGATTATTTGGAGCTAATTTGGTCTACCACAAACGTAGCCGCTAGCATCCAATCGCTTCCATCCTCGCCATCCGGACCAGCTCATCCTTCCATTCCTGGCATTATCCTTACAGCAGTGCAGGTTGCCTAATGGCATTAGCTAGTCCGCTACGGAAGGTTGCCAGCAAGCTGATGGCACGCTTTGGCGGTGTTGCAACGATCCGCCGTGTTGCCACCGGCAGTTACGACCCCACAACGGGCACCATTGCCGAGACCAATACAGATACGACCGTTCGGGGCGTGCTGGAAGATGTCACCGTGCGCGAGGTGAATGAGTTGGTGCAGGCTGGCGATAAGCGGCTAATCATTGCAGCGGCGGATCTGAGCACAGCGCCGACCACGGTTGACAAAGTGCTGATCAATAGCGTGGTGCATCAGGTCATCCGTGTCCAAACGATCGAGCAGGACAACACCGCGATCACCTACGAGCTAATCCTAAGAGCATGAGCAACCTGCCCATCCGTGATATTGGCAAATACATGGGCGACCAGCTTGAAACACTGCTGCGCGTAACGGTGCTGGAAACTGATGCAAGGCTTAAGCTGCAAAGCCCGGTCGATACCGGACGGTTCCGCGTTAGTTGGCAGATTGGCCAGAACGCAGCCGACAGCACCCCTGCACCTGAAGGCAGCTACGACGCTGACATCACGCCGCCCAAGGGCAGCAACTACCAGCCAGGACAAGAGAAGCTGGGCAACTACTACAGCATTCACAACAACCTGCCCTATGCGGAACCCGTGGCAAGGGGAACCAATTTGCCACCATCATGGGGTGGGCGATACAGAACTAAGCAAGGCACGGTTCCTGGATACCCCGATCTGATAGCCCGTGAAATGCAGCGCTTTGTAGACCAGAACTGGGAGCGCATCAGGAGGCAAGGCTGATGGCTGCTGTCAACCTCAATACCATCCGCGCCACCATCGAAGCCCGGCTTGCCACCGAGCTGGCATTAGCGCCAGCAGTCCCGGTGGTGTTCCATAATCAGCCTTATGTGCCAACACCAAACAGCTCATGGGTGCAGTGCCTCGTCAGCTTTGGCGCTAATGACTACCTGACCATGGGCGGCACCACCGGCAGCAGCAACAGCGTGATCGGTGTGGTGGCAATCAATATCTTCACACCAAAAGGCGTTGGACCTGGCGCTAACCTGACGATTGGAAAACGCATTCGGGACCTTTACAATAGAGCCATAGTCAGCGGCGTTCATTTTGACCCGCCGATCGGACCCGAGGTAGTGGCTGCGCCAGCACCGGAGGGTTTCTTCCAAACGCAGGTCAGATTGACCTTTGAAACCTTCGAGGATCTCTAGCCATGGCTTTTTACCGAGGGCAGCAAGGCAGCGTCAAGTTCGACGATGCTGGTTCAACCGCTGCAGCAATCACCAGTACACGGTCATGGTCGCTGACCGTTGAAAAGGAATCGCTTGACACCACTGCACTGGGCGCCACCTACCGCGCCAATGTCGGCGGGCTGATCAGTGGCAGCGGCACTGTTGAAGTGCTGTATACCGCCAGTAGCAGCGACGAGACCAACGTGTTCATTGAGCACGTCAACACCGCAAGCGATGAGGGGCTTGCGTTGTTTGAACTGTTCCTGGACACCACCGGCACCAAGAAGATCAGCTTTGATGGCGTGATCACCTCTGCTGAATACTCGGCTACCGTGGGTGAAATCGAAGTCATTACCATGAACTTCGTCACCAACGGCGCCATCACCCTGGACATCTGATCATGGCTTTCTATCGCGGGCAACAAGGCACGGTCTTCTTTGACAAGGCTGGCAGTGGCGGCCTGTCCGAGATTGCTGCAGTGCGGTCTTGGAGCATGACCGTTGAGAAGGAGTCACTGGATGTGACCTCCCAAGGCGCCACTTACCGTGCCAACGTAGGTGGCCTGATCAGCGGATCGGGCACCATCGAGGTGATGTACGACGCCCCAGGCGCTGGCGACAAGCTGGACCTTATCAAGGATGCCAACCAGACCACCGACGAGGCCGACGCAGCGGTTGAGTTGTACCTTGACGAAACCGGCGGCAAAAAGATCACCGGCACCATCGTGGTGACAAGCTCTGAATATTCCGCTACTGTTGGCGAGCTTGAGATCGTTACGATTAACTTCGTCTCCAGCGGAACTCTCACCCTCAGCATCTAATGCCCGCCACGCAACGCCCGGTTGACTTGCTCGCCGGTGCATTTGACCTGAACCAGCGCCGTAAGTTCAGCATCAAGAACGATGCTGGCGATACGGTGCTGGACCTTTATTTTAAGCCGATCACCCGCGCCGATCGCAAACGTGCCACCACGATGGCAGGGTCCGATGAGGCGCTGGAAATCAGCACCTACATGCTGTGCCAGATTGCTGAGCTGGAAGACGGCAGCAAGGCATTTGTAGCGGCTGATGCGGCCAAACTGCAACGCGAGCTACCTGAACGGGTGCTGAACGAACTGGAGCTGTTCCTGTTCGGTCTTGGCGATGATGCCGGGCTTGAGGAAGCAAAAAAAGGCTAGGCCAGGACAGTTGGCTCTTTTTTGAGTTCTTCCTGGCCACTGAGCTTGGCATGACGGTCAGCCGGTTGCGGACTGAGCTGACCGATGCTGAGTTCGTCCATTTTGCGGCGTTTTACGAAATCAAAGGCGAACGCGAGAAAGAAGCAATGGATAAGGCCCGTCGCCGGTAAACTGGTGCCATGGCAGTCTCTAACGTTGAGTTAAGGGTTGATGCGCGGCAGGCGGTTAATGCGCTGCGGGATGCCATGCGGGCATCTGCTCAAGCCGAGACTGCGACTCAAAAATTAAAGTCTGCTTTTGCAACTGCCGGACAGGTTCAATCTGTTTTCGGCGCAAAAGTAGCCAATACAGAAGCAGCAATCCGTCAGCAGATCGCTGCATTGCGAGAAGTCCAGAGCAAAGTTCAGATTGGTGGCGCACTATATCAAAAAGCTGGCAAGCAAATTGCAGAATATGAAGCTAGGTTGCAAGGCGCAAACCGCGCAACCAACGAAGCCGCTAGTGCCCTGGCAGGCCTCGCCATTGGTGCAGCGGCATTCAACGCACAACGCATTGCAACATCATTTCTTGATGCAGCCAATGCTGCTAATGCAGCACAAAGCCGCATCAAATTAGTTAGCCAAGGCTTTGACGATTACCGCCTAGTCTTGCAGTCTGCTCAGAATGCAGCCGATACGTTTGGACTTTCGCAGACTCAAGCAGCTAATGCAGTTGCAGATATTTATACAAGATTGAGACCTGTTGGTTTTCAACTGAATGAAATCAACGCAATTTATGAAGGTTTTAATACCGCCGTCAAACTAAGCGGAGTTAGTGCTGATGCAGCTTCTGCTGCATTCTTGCAACTGTCGCAAGGCTTAGGCAGTGGCACGCTACAAGGCGATGAACTTAGATCTGTTCTTGAACAGATGCCAACGATTGCGCAGGCAATCGCAAAAGAGCTTGACATAAATGTTGGCAGCATCAAAAAGTTTGGCTCTGAAGGCAAGATTACGGCTGATGTTATTGTCAGAGCGCTCGACCGCGTGCGAACGGAAGGAGCGCAAAAATTAGCAGAGTCGCTGGACACTCCGCAGCAGAGAATTGTTGATTTGCAAAATGCTTTTGAAGATTTTAAGATTGAAGTGGCTAGCAGCGTGGCTCCTATTGTTACAGGAAGCATCAAGCAGATAACAGCAGCACTTAAAGAGGCGACACGATTTGTTGGTGACCTGAAATCTGGTTTTGAAGTTTTAGCTGGCGCTATGGGTGGCGTAAGCCTTGGCGTGTCAAACATCGACAGCGGACTTGGAGGGTTAATTGGAAGATTCAATGAAATGGGACGCAATAAAGGATTGGCTATGTTGCTTGATGTGATGACCCTTGGCGGCGCTTCAATCCTTGGCGGAGTCGCTAATATCGGCGCGCGCAAAAGAGGCGCCAAGGGGTACGACGCACCGGCTGGGCCGGAAGTGCCAATTCGTCTTTCGATGCAAGGGCGTGATTTTGGCGGCAGAGATACAAAAAAAGGCAAAGGCACTGCCAATAAAGCCGCCCGTGAAGCAGAGCGCGCGGCTGAGGCTGCCGCCAAGGAGCAGGCCCGCGTCGGTCAGGTCATCCGGGATCGGCTAGCCGAGGGGCAGATATTGCAGCTCAGGTCTACGTTGCAAGACAAGATTGCCGCTGCAGAGATGGCTGGTGACAAGCAACTTGTTGCGCGCTTACAAGGCCAACAAAAGGCGCTCGACATTCAGTACCGCTACGCGCAGGATTTGGCCAAAATGAAAGGCATCAGAGCGCAAGAAGCCATTATTTATGAAGGCAACACGGCGTTGGTAGCCAATCAGCGCGAAGTCCAGCGCGAGCTAAATGAACTGCAGCAAGAAAGTGCCGTTAATCAGATTGCTGCACTTGAAAGGCAAGTCAATTTGCAGGCTGAACTAACCGATGGGCAAAGGCAGCACAAGGAGTTGGCTGATGGCGTTGCTGTCACCATCGGTCAAGGCATGACATCAGCGTTCGATGCGCTGATTCAAGGCAGCGAGAGCTTTGGCGCTAGCTTGCGACGCATAGCATCAGGAGTGTTGGTTGATATTGCACAGCAATTGATTCAGATTTATATCATTAATAAAGCCATTAGTGCTATCGGCAACTTGTTTGGCCCCAAAACGGGCGGGCTTTCATATTCAGGCGTTAGCGGCAGCGCGCTGAGCACATCAATGCTGTCGGGTAATTTTACGTCAACGCCTTTTAGCACCATTGGCCTTGGCTTCCGCGCCAAGGGTGGCAGCGTCCGTGCTGGGCAGCCGTATCTTGTCGGCGAGCGTGGCCCTGAGCTGTTTATGCCAGGGCGTAGCGGCGGCATTGCACCGACTGGCAGCTTTGGCGGTGGCGTGAACGTGGTGGTCAATGTCGATGCAACTGGTAGTAAAGTGCAAGGCGATCAAGGGCAGGGCGGACAGCTTGGCCGTGCTGTTGCTGCTGCTGTGCAGGCAGAATTGATCAAACAGAAGCGCCCAGGAGGGATACTCGCCTAATGGCTACCTTTCCAGCGATCACGCCGTCTTATGGCGCACAGAAGACCAGCCAGCCACGGGTCCGTAACGTGCAGTTTGGCGATGGCTACGCGCAACGGCTGCGGTATGGACTGAACCAGGACCCCAAGCAGTGGGACCTGACATGGCAGAACATCACCGAGGCCAATGCAGACACGATCGAGACATTCCTAGAGGCACGCGCAGGTGCTGAATCGTTCGATTGGACTACACCAGACGGCAGCACCGGGAAATGGATCTGCCAGCAGTGGACCAAAGTGATCCCATACCTGAACCGGGCGACGATCACCGCAACATTCACGCAAGTGTTTGAACCATGAGCGGCGAACTATTCCGGGAGTTAATCAGTTCAAACCCTGCGGCGATCATCGAGCTGTTTGAGCTTGAGCTGATTCAGAAGATCCATGGCAGCAATACGGTTTACCGGTTCCACAATGGCGTGAATGGCACGCTGACCAAAGGCGATGTCTATTGGGGCGGCAACAATTACATGGCCTTCCCGATCGAGGTGGGCGGGTTTGAGTACAGCGGCAACGGGCAACTGCCACGACCCAAGGTCAGAGTCTCCAACCTGTTCGGGTCGATCTCGCTGATCCTGCTGGATGTCAACGCCTACACCGTCGGCAACGACCTGACCGGTGCAAAGTTCACACGGATCCGCACGCTGAGCCGGTTCCTTGATGCCAATAACTTCGACGGTGGCGCCAACCCATACGGCACGCCAGACCCGACCGCTGAGATGCCGCGTGAGGTTTATTACGTCGATCGTAAGGTCACCGAGACGCGTGACTTCGTTGAGTTCGAGCTGACGGCTGCGTTTGACCTAGCTGGCGTGCGTGCCCCGAAACGCATTGCACTGGCCACTGCCTGCCCGTGGGAGTATCGCGGTTCTGAGTGCGGCTACACCGGGACCAACTACTTCGACGAGAACGACAACGCGCTGGCGACAAGCCCTGCGACGAACTTTGCGGCTGGCACTGCAACCCTGAGCGCTGGCAGCAGCTTGTTCGTGGGTCAATCGCTGACGTCTGCAAATGCTTGGTTCAGGACCACGCTGCAGGCTGATTCGAACCTGGTCACTTATGCCAAGGACAACCCAAGCGCAAATGCACGATGGGCACTCGACACGGTCGGCTCTGATGCTTACCGGCTCGTGATGCAGACCGATGGCAACCTAGTCATGTATCGCAGCAATGGCACGGCAATATGGGCCACGAACACGGCGCTGCTGGGCACGCCGACGGCTGTCAGGCACATGGACTGGAGGCTTGAGAGCACGGTCAACACCGGCCGCGCTGGGGCGTTCTTCTATGAGGTGCTCGGCAACGCTGACACCTACGCAGGGCAGTCGCGCACGGCGACGAAGCTGTTCACCGTTGGCACCAAGACTGTAACGCTGAGCTACACGGCGACATCTGTTGAGCTATCGCAGGCCTACAAAGACGCCTTCACTGCGCTGGGCCGGACCGTCAACTATTCATGGACGCAAGGCGCACCAACAATCAATGACGACTACGGCGATCCCAACCTAAAGCCCATGGCCAAGGCAACCGTCAGCGCATCGACGGGCATGTGGCGAGTGAATGAATACTTCAACGCGCAGGTGACTGTCAGCAGCAACAACCCATGGCGCAACGGTGACCCTGTCGTCAACCCCGGCACCTTGGGCACCTTCACCAGCGTTGCAGCGGTCTACTACCTGCGGACGGCTAGCGGCTATTCGACTAACTACCTGACGCAGCAGAACGACGCAAACCTGGTGCTCTATCACGGCGGCACCACGACCCCGCTATGGGCTTCTGGTTACAGCACCGCCATCGAGCCACGGATTATCACCGGCACCGTTGATGCGTTGAATGATGTCTGCGGTAAGCGGCTAAGCAGTTGCCGCAAAAGATTTGGCGAGAATGCACAGCTACCGTTCGGTGGGTTCCCGGGCGTTGGAGGGTTCTACGGATGATGAAGTGGCAGGAGGCTGCGGTTGAGCACGCGCTGGCGGAGGCGCCGAAAGAGGCGTGTGGCCTGCTGGTGGTGGTAAAAGGTCGCAAGCGGTACTGGCCCTGCCGCAACCTGGCGCAGACGCCACAGGACTTCTTTGTGCTGAGCACTGAGGACTATGCCGAAGCCGAAGATGCAGGCGAAGTGGTCGGTGTGGTGCACAGCCATCCGCGCACACCCGCAACACCAAGCGATGCCGACAGGATGGCCTGCGAGCGCAGCGGTCTGCCGTGGCACATCGTCAACCCTGGCACGCTGCAATGGGAAACCTGCGAACCGAGCGGGTTCAAGGCGCCGCTGATCGGACGGCAGTGGGTGTGGGGCGTAAGCGATTGCTGGACGCTGGTGCGTGACTGGTACGCCGAGCAGTTTGCGTTGCACCTCCCAGATTGGGAGCGGCCGGAGGTGATGCAGCAGTTCAACGAGGATCCGATGTTTGATCGCTGCTGGGGCGAGGCCGGGTTCGTTGAGGTGGATGTTGAGCGGCTGCAGGTTGGTGATGCGCTGCTGATGTCACTCGATGGCGCAAGGGGCCTGAACCATGTTGCGGTCTACGTTGGCGATCAGATGATCCTGCATCACATTCGCGGGCGGCTTAGTTCACGCGACTTGCTCGGCAGCTATTATCTGAAGAACACCGGGCGTGCGCTCCGGCACTCAAGCAGGTGCC